ATCTACTAATCTTGCACTTGTAGTGTCAGTAACATCCATGCCACCTTCAACTAATTCTCTTACATTTGGTCTTGAATATAAATTTTTGAGTTTTAAGTCTAATGCTCTTGGGTCAAGTAACAACTCAAACATTGGTCTAAATGCCATATTAAGACCAGTTTTTAACGCTTTGCCTGTTGAGATAGGTCTTGTTATTAAAAAGTATCCACCTTGTAATGCTATTGCAGACAAGTCAAAGGTTGCTTTTAAAACTCTTGGTATTGCCCATATTTGGTCTAATATTTGTACTAAATTACCTTGTTTACTATCAATTATAGTTTTGCCCCCAACAGTTATTCTAGGTGTATTAAACGTAGTTTTAAAACCACTCCTTTGTAATTTAATTAATTCATTAACTAAATCATTACCAAATGCTTTTTTTAATATATTAATTTCTTCTGCATTAGGTATTTCGCCTTCTAATCCAAATCTTGGTGCTTCTAAAATTTCTTGTTTTGATGTTCCAATACCCTCTTTTATTGTTTTCTTTTTGTATTTTCCTTTATATCTTGGGTCACCCATTAATTTTATTAAAGCATTAATAGCTTTTCCTTTATCAAGATTATTTAATACATTTGTATCAATAGCTTTTAGTAACTCATCTACATCTTCGGTTTTAAAAAAAGTTGTTTCTTGAACACTATATTTAGTGTTTTTTAAACCAGTTAATAATTGTCTTAATAGTGGAGTGCCTTCTTTAGGTATTACTGTTTTGTAAGTAGGCAGGTCTGCTCTATACGGGTTGTAAGTTACTGTAGTTTTTGGTCCCAGATTCATCTTGTTTATTTTTTTGACGTGCTCATTCTGAGCTCTTTTTGCATCAACCTCTGCTTGCCTAGGACTAATACCTTCATCTATCCTTTCATTGTAAACTTTTGAATATATTTCTTCTCCTTGTATTTGTTGGGCTTTTCCTCTTGCTGCAAACTCTGCTGCACTTTGTGTATCACCTGTTTTTACAGCAATAATTAATTTATCAATTATTTCTTGTTGTTTACTATTTAAAACAGTTGTTTGTTTATTTGCATCTGGGTCCCATTGCGTAACACTTTTAAATATTCTGTGTACTTTGCCATTGCTTTCAAATACTCTAGCAAGTCTACCTTTGTTGTTTGAGTAAACTTTTTCATCGTACTCAACATCTAATGTTTTTTGCTTTTTTATTTTTTTATTTTCTATATTTTCTTCAAGAATTTTTACAAGCTGTTTTACTTCTTGTTTTTTAGGGTCATTATTATTTAAAACTTCACTTACTTTATCAATTTTTTTTCTGTTATATGTTCCTAATAATTTTTCATATAAAAATTCTTTTTGTTTTTTTGTTATTGGTGTTTTAGTGACCTGCTTAATATAATTATCAATAAATAATTTTTGACTTGAAGAAATTTGTTCGTAATTTGCTTTAAATATCGGGTCTTCTAAAATATTTTTAGCTGCTAAACCTTCGTCATTTGTGCTTGCATAGGCTATATCAGATGACTTAAAAGCATTTTTTATTCTTGGAACATTAACTTTTGATATTAGTGCACTACCACCTACAGTGCCTGTTAATCCAACACCAATTGCTGATGCTGCATTTTCAAATCCGTATGCAATGCCTTCTTCTTTTCTTTTTTCAGTCCCTGCAAGTGTCGTCAAAGTTGGCGTAGTTAATGCAACTTCGCCAGCAAGTCTTTTGCCCACTCCACCTTTAGCAACAGGTTCAACAAGTAATTCTGCTGGTTTTAATAAAGCCTTAGCACCCTTACCTAATTTAGTTGCAGGTAATGCTGCTCTAGTACCTTTAATACCAGCACTTGCTGCAGGTCCTAATCCTATTGTTCCTGCTGTTATTGTTAAATCTAACGGTGATGTCAAATACGCAGCACCTCCTGCTAATGTTTCTGCAGGTGTCATGCCACCAAGAAAAGGGAAAGCTTCTGGTATTTCAGGACCACCAGCTCTTGCAGCAAACTCCATAGCAACTTGTGGGTCAATTAAAGGTTGTTGTACTTGACCTACTTCATATAAAGGTTGACCACCAATATCTATATTTCTTAACTGTTCACCTGCTTGCCCAAAACCATAACTACCAAGCTCTGCTAAACCTAAACCAAATTCTTTTACTCTTTGTGGGTCAATCAAACCACCTTTGCCTATAAATTGAGATGGTTCTTGTGTTACTGGTGCTTCAGGTTCTGGTTGAGATTGAGGTAATTGAGGGTTACTGTCTTGTATAAATTGAGTAAAAACTTGTGGGTCTTTTACTTTAACAGTAGGAATCCCGGTTACTTCTTTAGCAATGTTATCTAGTTCTTGTTTATTATTGCCTTGATTTAACCAGTTGTTCAAATCTTCTTGAAATCTTTGAAATACCATTATTATCTTCCATAAAAGAATCTACCAGTAGAAGTAATACCTCTTTCGCCCATGCCTGTTTGGCTCATTGGTGCATCTTTTTGCATTTTGTTTACATCTAATCCTGCCATGTAATCTAAAAAAGGCATTGCATCTTGACCACTTGCAGTTCTTCTTACATTTTGCCCAAGAAAATCTGAAAATATAGGTTGGTATTGATTTTCAAAAAACCTTCTTTGATTAAAAGATAAGTTTTGTGGAAGACCAGCAAAGAATACATCTCTAGGTGCAGCATCATATAATTGTCTTTGATAGCTTGATAGACCACCAGTGTCAAAATTTGGCATTACCATTTAAGTTAATCCTAACCTGTTACCTAAGAATTCTAAGAAACCTGCTTCTCTTTCTGGTGCAGCAGCAGTTGCAAATTGTGATGTCAAGCTACCAGCAGTAGGCATTATTCTGCTTCCTAAAAATGAACCATATCTATCTTGTGCTGCTCCTGATGCAAGATTAAGTAAATCAGTAACTGCTTGGCTGTTGTTCATGCTAGGATTAGTTAATTCTCGCAATGCAGTTAGTTGTGCTGGATTTGAGTTAGGAACACCAACAGTTCCATCACTAAAACCAGTTTTGTTGCCTGCTAAAAGATTTCTAAATGTATCTCTTGCGTTTTGGAAAATATCTACACCTTGTGCTCCAAGGTTTTTTGCAGCTTCAGCTAGCCTAAATTGTGATGCTCTTTGTGCTTCAAGTTTTTGAGCATCAGTTGCGTTTTCATCCACAAATGGATTCTTTGTTTGGTCAAAAATTATTTGTTTATCTCTAGCATCTAAATCACTAACTCCTGTAGAAGCAAGATAATCTTGGAAAGTTTTTGGGTCTTGTAAAGCATTAAATAATATTGAAGAAAGCCCTGCCTGTTGCCTGTTTTGAAAAAATCTTCTTTCTGCTCCACCTAATTGTTCATCAGGGTCACGACCTAAACCTGATATAAAACCTCTTTGAAATTGAGCAAATGGTGCTCTTTCTTGTTCAAGTTGTTCTCTAGTTAAACTATAAGGTGCTCTTAAAGCTACATCTTCTTTAGAAGCAGCTAAATCTCCAATACCACCTTCGCCTGAACCAATAGGACGTGTGTCAATTAATGGTACAAGTTCTTGACCCTCTTCCAATATTACTTTATTTTCTGCATCTTGTTGTGATGTTCCTTGAACAACTTTTGTTCTTACAACACCATCACTATCACGAAATCTTACTTCATATTCATTCATTATTCTTCAAGTCCTATACTTCTAAGTAATTGAGTTCTATCACTTTGAGCTCCGGGTCGGGGACCTGCCGTGTTATTGCCTTGGTTTGGTGATGGAGTGTTGGGTATGCCACCCATGGCTGCATTAGGCATTACCTCTGGTCTTACTCCATCCGATGTAGGGGCTCCCTGTTGTTGGGGTGCCGTTGGCTGCTGCATCTGTCCATATTGTTGCATAAACGTCATGCGTTGTGCAAGTTCTTGCATCTGCTTTTGTTCCTCAGCAACTTTTATTTCTTGCAAGTAATGTTGAGCCATCTGCTCATCACCACTCTTCATTGCTGCAGTGTAAAGCTGAACTAACTGCATAATAGGTGATGATGTTCTTGCAATTTGTTCGTATATTCTTTGTCTTTCTAAGTCAGCATCCTGCATTCTAAGTATTTTATCTCTAGCAAAGTCCATCGAGACTAATGACTCACCACTTGCTGTAGGTTGAGTTGCCATCTGTGCAATAGAATATCTTTGCATATCGTCTTCTGGTAATGCTGGAAGTAATGTAAACGTTAAATCGCCATGATTTTTAATATCATCAGGTGCAATCGGTCCATTAAAAGGCATTTTAGCGTAAGTTTTCCCAGAAACATTTAATGGTTTGTACGATTTAGTTTCATACATCATAACTAAATGCTCAAAAGACATCTCTAATAAATTCTGTACTGCTGTTAATCTTGGGATAACTTTCTGTTCAATGTTAGTTCCAAGTTGCCTCATTGCATAACCAGAAATAGGTGCCTGTAATATTCCAAAAGCTTGAGGTGGTAATCCACCGTCTACTTCATCATCATTGATTGCACCAAGTAATACGTCTGCATCTCTTGGTGATTGTGACAATGGCATAGGTTGCACATCTTCTTGGTTCTGAGTTGACACATTTATCTGTGACCCCTTCTTAGATGGGTTGTCTTCTAACGCCTTAGTTCCGTCTAATGAAGAAACTTTATAAGCTTGGTCTACTGCTCTTGCAGCAAGTGCCATTCTGTAAGAGAAAACTCTATTTTTAAATTTAATTATATCCCTGTTAGCAGCGAAAATGGACTCAGAGAAGTCTCGAATTGGGTCTTCGATGTCAGCCATACTGTCAATCTGTCTCATTCCTGTATCAGATGTGGCAAGTAATGGTACGCTACCAACAGGAACAGAACATATCGGGAACATCATTGAGAATGTATCTGCAGGTTTCTTTGCGTACTTGTCATCAATAATGACGTAATTCATATATTTAACTTTGCCATTTACAATCTGTCTTTCATAGCAATCGTAAATAAACTCAACCTCATGTCCGTCATCAAGCGTGACATCGTTGAATTTAAAATTTTTATAGGTGTCCCTAATTTCAATTCTTGTTTTAGTCATTCTGTATGCTGCGAATACTGGCTCATCTTCTCCGTACTGAACAACCAAATGCCTAGGGTCTAAAGGTTTTATCTCAGCATAAGTCTCACCGTTTGCCTGTTTTCTAAGCAATGACCTTGCTGCTATCCTACCACCCCGTACCGTAGAGTACCAAGCTAGTTGTGATACAAGTAAAGGCTCACCTTTTCTTTGCAATCTCTTGTTTATTTGCCTGTGCATACCGATAACTAATCTTTCTAAATTATCGTTTGCAGCACGCTTCTGTTCGTCTGCTGCATCATTGTGCACTCTTACAACTTGCTCAGAACCAGAAATAAAACTTTCTATCTTGTCTGCTAATGTTCTAAGTGAGTTAGTTGTGTAAGCATCTTCTGGGTCGACACCTTCCTCTTCGTCTGGAACAAATTGAGTTAATCTCCATGAGGAATAATCCATATCCATTCTGTCATGTAAAGGTTGGTCTTCGTCAAATAGAGTTTCTATTTTATTTAAAATTCCATTTACTACTTCGTCTTGAGTTTTTCTAGCCATTATCTAAACCTTGTTACTGGGATTGTTTCCCTCTGATAGTTTTCATTGCCGGCATAACCAAACTGATTAACCATCAGGTAAGTCAATGCCTTTATAGCATGATTATACTTGTCTCTTGGAACATTTCCAACTACCCCACCTTCTCTATTCATCTGCCAACTGTAAACTCTAACCTGTCCATCAAAGGGATTTGGTGCTCCACCAAGCTCAGAAATTAGTCCTCTACACTTGGGGTCAATAATTAATCCGGGCTCCATCTCCAAAGGGTCAGGTTTTAACATGCTATTCATTCTTTCAATCCCGTCAATTATCTTTACGGGCTGACTTTGCATAATAATATTTCCTTGTTTAAACCATATCTCAGTATTTGATGGCATTGCTCCGGCATGTGCATTCCCTGCAACGTCAATTACTCCAAACTTATTGGAATTATTCCACCAGAATCTTCTTTTAGCCAAATCAATTATGTCTGACACAACTAATTCTCTCTCATAAATTTCATCAAACACTTGAACTTGACCATCAATTATATGGCAAACCTCAACGGCATACGCACTCTCTGTCATTCTAGAATATCCGGGGTCTAAAGCTAAATAAACAATCT